CATCGACCTTATCATTTTTATACGCTAAAAGAAGTTTGTTTAAAACAAGACCCATTAATAATTTATTTCTTTTAACACTTTGATCCTTATCGTATTTAAAAATAAAATTCATTACCATTTTTGTTGTGATCTGATTTGCTGCAAAGTTTGCAGAATCAATGGTTGATACAACAAATAAATCTTCGTCTTTAAATAAATCTTTAGGTGATATTTTTTGAGAGATTGTTTCTACGTTGGATCTTGAATGTTTAAAATCTGTTGCAGTATCTTTTTCTACACCTACTTGTGAATCATGATGGTCTGTATGGATTTTAAACATTGGTTTTCCGTGTGCAAAATCAACAAGTACTGGCATTATTTTACCTTCAGCATCTGCTTTTTTAATTGCCCATTCTTTTTCACCATATTGAATAATTTCAGCATCAACTACTTTAAATCCTTGATTTTCAAGATACGCCTTCATTGCAATTCCTGATGCAACACCATCAAGATCCTGATGAAAGTATACTTTTGCTTCCTTATATCTTTCAAGAAGGTTATTTATGTCTCTGATTCCCGATTCCTTAATAAGTTTTTTCATATTAAATAAATATGAAATAAAACAAAAAAACCAACATTACTGTTGGTCTTCCTTGATTTCTTCTAACTTCTTAAAGTATTCGACTCTTGTTCTTGCAACTTCGGCGTAGTTTGGTGAAAGTTCTATTCCCAACCACCTTCTTCCTAACACTTCTGCAGCCACCAAACTTGTTCCTGAACCGGTAAAAGGATCTAAAACTATATCGTTTTTGTAGGACAATATCTTAATTGCTTTAGTTGGTATATCCATTGAAAAGGTTGCCTTAGTCAAAGACTTCGTATCTGCAAAGTATTTCCACTGAGCGAATACTAAATCCATGAATTCTTTTTTATCTTGTTCTTCATAAACCACTTTCTTCTTTATTGTACCATCTTCTTGTTCAATCTCCGTTGGTGTTCCTTTCCATTGTGGCTCACCTTTTACCTTTCTGATATGTTGTTTTTTATATGCTAAAATAATACACTCCTTTGGGTTATATATGTAAGGTGAGGATGGTGACATCCATGATCCCCAAGCGGTTGTTTTAAGTCTGTGAGGTGCGTCTTCTTCTAAATCAACTAAACCAAAAAACCCATAACCAATTTCTTTCATCAACTGATACATTTCAGAAACAAATAAAATTCTTCCACCCTTTTTTTGTCTGTTAACTTCGTATGGTATATTTAATGCAATACGACCATCATCTTTTAAAACTCTATATGTTTCTGTTAACCAGTTTCTAGCAAAAACAAGATAGTCTTCAAACTCAACATCATCTTCATGCACATCATATGCAATACCAACACCATAAGGAGGACTGGTTACAACCAAATCAATACACCCTTCAGGTAATGTCTTCATTACTTCAATACAATCACCATTTATAATCTTTCCTGTTTCTATCATTTGTTTTCTAATGTATTAATATGATGTTGTAAATACCATAAAGATTTCTTTAGGTCCTCCAACTCCTTTTCTTTATTTTTTTTACCAGCTCTTGAGATATACTTTACAGTATTTCCTAAACTAAAACCTAAATCCCAAGCATCAATAACCTTGATTGCCTCATATGGATTTTCTTCTCCACCATAATGTTGGGGGTGGTTTACTTGTTCTTTACTCATAAATTCCAAGTTGGATTAAATAACTTCTTACTTTTTTACCTAAATCTGCATCGTTTGGGTATTTTTTTACTAGTTCAATTATTACTTTTGAATCAACATTGATTTCTTTTTTTTGAACTTCAGGATTTTTATACCCAAACTCTTTTTCCTGTCTTAACTCGTTTAATGATCTTTGTTTTACTACCATGACTTTTTTATTTCAATAATAATAAACTATATCTTATTTGTCAAATTTTTGTGTTTAATAATTTTTGATTGGATCATGTAGTTCATTATTTTCCTTTTTGCAATAGGAATCAATGTTTCTTTGAGTGGGTAATTATTATTGTGGTTAATGGTAAAAACAATCAATTTACTATGAATCTTCGGGTCCTGTAAATTTTTAATTAGTGGTTTTTTTACCTCTTTTAGTTTTTCATCAAAATCTCCTTTTAGACATTCACATATTCTTTTTATGTGACATTTTGTTTCAAGGTTTCCTTTCTTAATTGGTTTTATAATAAACTCATAAAGATATGTTTTGTTATTATAATCCAAAAAGAAAAGACCTTGTTTTGGTTCAATGTTTTTTGGGTTTTGTACCGGGTCAATTGAAACTGTGTCATTTACAATATCCCAAATTGCTTTAGCGTGGTTAAAGTAATCTGTTAGTTTTGTTGATGAGTATTTACAAATGTGGTATACATCAAGTATTTCTTCCTTTGTTAATAAAGGACAATCAACAGGAATTAAATCCGATATTAATATTTCATCGTCAGGGTCCTTTAATGCCCTATTAAGTGTTAAAATTTGACCTTTTTCAATTAAAAGATTAATACTAGCAAGATGTAATGAAATTTCTTGAAACTGTGGGTATAACTTAAAACCATTTAAGTTTTTGTCTAATTTTTGTAAATAACCTAAAAGAACCAATTGTTTGTGTTCTAAATCGATTGGGTCTTGAAATAACCAGTCAGTTTTCATTAAAATATTTTAGATAAAAAATAGATGTTTTTTTAATGAGTGTAAATGATTAGTTATATCTCATAACATAATATTCCTCTCCGTTGATGTTATATGAGTCTTCTGTTCCATCATAACCATTTAATACGTGTCCATAACCATCAGTTCTTATCACATAATCAATAGCCGCCTCAACATCAACAAAATCTAAAAGTGCGCTATTATCATAACCTCTATCTCTTAAAAGGTCAAAAATATTATCAACATTGTCGTCAACCATGTTTTCTATAGCTTCTTCGATTGATTCTTCATCGTAATCACCTTCTGGATTTTCTTTAATGTCTTCCATTAATTGTTCGTAGTCGTAAATATCATTTTCAATTTCTTCCTCCTCTTCTTCTGTGAGTCCACCTTCTTCAAGTTTTTGATTTAACCTATTGATATTTGCTTGGTGTATTTCTAAATATTGTTTTTGTTGATCTGTTAATTCTTTATTTATATTCCAATCTTCAGGGCTTTGTCTAACGTATTCGTTGTAGTCCTCATAAAGATAGTCCCTCACATATCTTTCATCAATATGGTTTTCCCAAACATGTTCTCTAAATGCATCAAAACCACTATCATCAATTAGTGATTCTAAATTTTCTTTTGCTGCTTCATATAAATTATCTTCACCTTCATAAACAACATATTCACTTTCAAAGTTTTTTGAGCCTAACCAAAGATACATACTTGAATCTCCATAGTGTTTGTATTTGGTATTAACTAAAAAATATTTATCTTCACCTTCTTGTACAATTCCACCTTCTTCAAGATAATAAAAAATTGCTTCAGTTTCATTTGATTCTTTATTATCATTTTTAACGTCCCAAGCACCTTCTTCTCTTAATTCGTTTTGATATGCAATTCTTTCTTCGTATATTTTTTGTTTTTCTAATCTTTGCATTTCAGAACCCCAATAATCTAACCTACCTCTTACTTTATTTTTATCAAAAAATGGAATTTTAGTATAACCGATATCTAAATTACCTTGTACTAAATCAATACTATCAATATTTGTCACATGTTCTTTTCCTCTAAGATCTAATTCACCGGTAATTCTAATTTTTTTACCAGCATAATCAGGAAGTCTTTTAATAATAGATCCATCACCATTAACATAATCCAAAAGTTCTTTATATTCTTCAGGACTAACGTCAACCCACTCTTCGGTTTCTTCTTTTATTATTTTTTTAATTAAGGAATTTAAACTCATATTTTATAAATAGTTTATGTTTACAAATGATTATTCATAGTTTATAAATATTTATAAATAAAATAAACACAAAAAAACAAAGGTCATGGGATGCGGTTGCAAAAATAAAAACAACGGAGGACAACAGGCACAACCTGTTCAGACTAACCAACAAAACAATCAATCAGTTCAAGAGGCTGTAAAAAAAATTGTTGAGAAGTATTACAACAAAAAGTAAAAACTATTTAATCATAATTTTATTTTTTTTAAAATTGTTTAAATAAAAACAATAAAAAAATAATATGATTGAAATAAGTAACTTTTTGAATGGTGTCAACCTATGTAATATTTTCGCTTCTTTAGTAGTTGATGAGATTAATAAAAAGTCTCCTAACTCGGTTACTGAAATAAATGTAACCGATGTTGGGAATTTTTATGTTGTGAGGGGTGTTACCTCATCTAAAGAGGTTATTGATGTTAATAAAGTTTTTCAGGATTTTACAAAACAATACCCTAAAAGATTCCAAACCTCTCTTAGATTGTTTGACTTAATACAGTATGACAAAAAAATTACAGATAACCGTTTAATGATTAATTATGTTTGGGAAAAATCTAAAAGATTAAACGATATTCAAGAATTTGTAGATAACTCATCTAAAAAAAATATTTTTTATAATTTATCAATTTGTGATAAAAGTAAAACAGTTTTTTACGAATGTTTAGATGAAGACGTGAATCAAACCTATTATGAAATAGAAAAGTTTTTCGAGGGATACGTTTTGTCTAGAACTAATCAAATTAAAAAAAGTTATTCATCTGATAGATATTATGGGTTATCTAATAATGGTGAAAAGTTTTTCCATGTTTTAGTAAAAAACATAAAACATTGTCTTTTTATGATGGGTATATCTAATAAACTTAATATATCAATTTCTTCTAATTTATCTTTAGAAAATATTAATAATGAAGTAATTGGGTTAGATATCAAAGATAGTTCATTTATTGTTAGTAAAGATTGGTTAGAGTCTCTACTTCTTGATGTGTTCCCGTTTTCTTTATCTGAATTAGAGAATTATTTTGATCTTACAGATTATAGTTCTTCACAGGAAATATTAAAAAATGATTGTGTATTACCTTTTGAAAAATTAGATTTAATTAAAGAAATTATTTTAATCTAGTAAATAATTTTTAACTATTTCAACACCTTCATTTATATCATCAAAATCTCTTGTTGGTGCCAATAGAGTAACATTTTCCGGTTCGTCAGCCTCATTTAGTGTAAGTAACATTAATGCCGGAACATACTCATTACCAACCGCCTCTGCAAAATCATTATATTCTTCTTCGTACTCATCTATATCTCTTTCAATGAATATTATTTGATTTTTTTTCAACTCCTCTTTAATCATCACACAATATGGACAACCTTTCATTGTGTATACTAATGTTACTTTCATACGAAATCTATTGTAAAAAATTTATTTAACCCTTTAACTAATAATGAAACACTCATTTCTGAATCTACTTCTGACATTATTTTTATATTGTATACGTTTTCCAATTCAACTTTTTTAAAATATATTAAAATCTTGTTAACTTCACTGTAAAGAATTACACCTTCTATTTTTTGTGTACTAGTTTCATCGCAATAACTAATATACCATAAAATTTTATTTTTTTTTGTTAATAAATCAATTGCAGATGAAGTAACATTTCTAGTTTTAGTTATACAAGGATAATTGTCAAACTTTTTAGAAAATATTTCTATTACATTTTCCGGTAAATCTTTTTTTTCTATTTTATCATTCATGGTAAATCAATAAATAGTTCTTCAAATTCATTATATGAATCAAAAGTTAAATTAACTTCTTCTTGTGTTTCATTAACCCATCTTGGATAAATATCATAAATAGGTTTTGTCTCATCAAACTCCTGAAACTTAGAATATGTTCTGATACTTTTTCCGTTCTTAAACTTTTTGGTCATTATAGGTAATTTAATAAAACCTTTTTTAAATAAATGATCAAGTCTTTTATCTAAATCTTTTATGGGTTCTATCCATTCGTCGGTTAATGGTTTATTGAACTTACCTAATGTCTGCACTCTTTTTAACCCATTTTGTGTAAAAGTATATTCAATAGTTGACCTATCGGATCCATTTTTATCGTCTTTTCTAAGTGATACGATAAAACAGTATGGTTTTTCTGAATAAGTCCTAACACAGTTATGTTGATGTGCAGATTCTCCCTGATACTCTTCTGTTGTTTTTAGTAGAATTGGGAAGTAAGTATTGTCCGATGTAAAAATTGGGTCCTCAACTAAACCAGAGTCTTCTCCGTAAAATCTAGTAACATGACCATTACTATATGATTCAATTAAGGTTGACCATTCTACGTGTTCTTGACTGAACTCTTCTAAATTCTTTGCGGTTATTTTAACTTCCTCACCGTATTTTAAAAGTCTATGTTTAAATCTTAAATGATCCCTTAAAGTGGCTAAAAAATTTTTAGATTTTGTTTCATTTAAAATGTTAAGTATATTTTCTTTTTCTTTTTTTGTAATAAGTGAATCCATATTTTCAAAATATATACCCCCATCCGATACCGGATTATAAACTGAATACATTTCTGTTGTAAAAAAAACCTCCTCTTTAATTTTATTAAATAAGTCTTGTCCTAAAAATCTATATAACTCAACAATACCATCAATGTCCAAATAATTATAGTTATTTAAAAGTTGTCTTATTTTTACACCTTTCAGATTATTTTTTTTCATAAACCAAGTAACCAAATTGGCATCATACTTTCTTACTTCTTTAGTTGGTGCAAACATTTTAGAAAACTTCAAAAAAGCATTTGGGTATTTTATTTTTGAATTTTTAAGAATGATTTCATAATACTTTTCTTGTATTGTGTTAAAATTATTTGTTGAGACTTTGACATTAGTTTTTTCAATTATTTTATTTAAAAACGTATGAATTACGTCGTATCTTTCATGAACTGTAAAATAATAGTTTAGTTCACTCATAATTGAGGTTAGTTCAATGTCAGGAACATTAACATTACATCTGAATCCTAAATTTTGTTTTCTTTTGAATTTAGATTCTCCAGTATAAAATAACTTTTTCTTATAATTAAAAGTTAAAAAATAAATTTGTTTTCTAACTTTAAAATATTTTTTACCAACGTCTCTACCGCTTCTGTATTTAAAAACTTTAAAACTTATTTTTTCTTCATTTTCTTCAAGAACAAATAACGTTCTACTTAAAAAACAGGCAGCCAAAGGATTACCATAATTTTTTACATATGTTTCTTCATCTTTTGCTATACCACTATCACCTTTAATGGTAGTAAAATTACCAACCCATCCTCTAGGTGGATTTTTTGGTACCCAATACATGGTTGAATTGAATAACTCATCATCATCATTATTTGAGTAATCAATTTCATTAAAATCTTGATAAAAATATGTATTGTACTCTTTGAATTCCTTTTTAAATAGGACTGTCATATCTGACATAAGAAAATTATTTAAATGTTACTAATTCATACAAATTAAACCCATGTGATGTTGCATATATGGTAGTATTTTATCTACCGATGTTTGATCTCCATTAAGTTTTAAAATTAAATCTATAAGTTGTTTTCTTGTTGGTTCTAAAGCCTTTTCTTCATCCTTAGAATTTTCTTCTACGATAATTCTAACTCCATCAAAAAACTTTTCTGAGTCTATTGAACCTATCAACTGAGTTAACTGTGCAGGATTTTTATCAAAAAACCCTTTAAAGTTGGTCATGTAAATTTCTATGTCTAAATTTCTCATAACTTCATTTTTTTTATTTATTAAACAAAGATAAGAAATTTTTTCTATACTTTTTACTTTGTGTCAAAAATAAAGAATGAATTATCTCTTTCTGCTCTTTGTCTTAATGCATCAGGTACTACGTTTTGACCTGTACTACCTTTAATATTAATAATTGATAGTTTTGGTAATTCTGCTAAACATGCTGGTAAAGGTTGTAGGTTTGGGTTGTCTGGTAGTGACAAGAACTTCAACTCTTTCAAATTACAAATACTATCAGGTATTTTAGATACACATCCAACAAGGTGTAACGCACTTAACTGTTTAAAGTTACCAATACTTTCAGGTAGTGGTAAATTGAATGAGTCTCCTCCACCTTTATGTGTAAATTCAAATCTTTTTATGTTTTCAGGTAATGTTTCAAAAAACTCAGGGAAACCATATAGTACAATAAATTTAGATGCCGAATCACCTGGATAATTAACTGAAACTTTTTCACCATTATTTTGTGCTAAACCTTTCATAAATTCAGGTTTAAAGTATTCTCTTAACTTTTCTTCACTACCATTTAAAAATTTAACCAAATCGATTTGTCTATCTGCTGGGTCCATAAATTGATTAGATGGGAAGTGGAACTGATATCTTAAAGCAGGAAGTCCTGATTTTTCACCTATATCCATACTACTTGTAAATTTTGTTGGTGAATTAGGAATAACAACATATAAAGGACCATCTTTAATATATCTATCAAACCAAGTTAAACCAGGTGAAGAAGTACACCATCTTGTTTCTCCTTTTTGTGGTTCCAAATAATAACCACCGTAAAAACATGCAGCATCTTTACCTAATTGTCCTGTATTTGAAATTTTAACAACTGTCCAATTATCAAATCTTTTAACTTCTTCAGCACCTGGGTGTTGGTAGGTTGTTGATGCTTCTTTCTTTTCTTCTTTTGTTGCTTTAGTTTTCTCTAAACTGAAATCTTTAACTTGATCATAAAGAGTTTCAGGTGTTAATTTATTAATATCTCTATATTCTTGAGGTAATCTATTTTTATGTCTTTCATACTTCATTAAGTCACCAGTAACTTTATATAAGTCTTCCAAAAATAATGCTTGATATTCTTTAATCGCTTGTTTAACTGCAGGACTATTAGGGTCTGTAACTCCACTACTTAATTCAACATTTGGTGTTGTAAAATTTTTAAGTAACCACTGGGTATATTTTCCAATTTTTACTTTTTCCATGTCTTCAGGTTTTGCATTAATTGCTTCCATTCCTTCAGGAACTCTTGATGTTGGGTCCGCAGCGATTATTTGAAACAATACTTGAAATGGCATCATACCTTTTCTTGTTTCTTTATTTGGTTTAACATATTTGTCGAATAGCACTTGAAACCTTGAACTCTCAATGATTAAATCTCTTAAAATGCTCGTAAATCTAATAGCCATAATTAAAGTTTTTATTAATAAATATCACAAATATAAGAAAAATATTTTAATAATTCATAATCAA